AAGAAAAAAGCGTCGCCTCGGGGACTTTCTATAAGTGTTCCAGAGATTTAGCAAGGGGGGGTCGTTTTACAGACACATCTCCAAAAACAAATGAAAATCAAGGGGGGTGACATAAGGCTTCCTGAAGTCACTTTTAAGGGAAATAAGTGCACTTTTTAGTCACCTAGGGGGGTGACATAGAAAACCCAAAGTGTACCAAAGGTGACTTTGCGCTACGAAAAAAAAGCTCTAGAGCCCGCAGCCATAAAGGGATACAGAGTTCTAGGGTGACAAGGTGACTTATTTTTAAGAAAAAGTATTTTTTAATGGAAACGCTGGGCTGTAGGCCGAAATAGCTGAATACGGAAAAGTTATCGTAAAACTGCTCACCCTCGTCACCTTGGGGGTAGACTTGCCAGTGTACTATCTTTATACTATGTTATAGATATACCCCGAAAGACATGAACATTCGCAGAGCCGCACGTAAGAAACCTTGGATTGCTAAGAAGCAAGGAAGGAACCGTCGCAAGCTAAATACTGACGAACTAGTAAAGCCTTTCTCTAATACGACTTCTTCTGCTTTCTATAAAACTACTACTTGGCGTGCTGTGCGCGAGGCTGTCCTTGTTCGGGACGGCCTCTGCGTATGGTGCTTGAACGAGGCACGGGCAACCGAGGCCACGGAAGCTGACCACGTAGTTCCTATGGAGCGCTGCGTAGAATATGATATAGACCCGCACGACCCTTCGAATATTGTAGGGTCATGCAGGTCATGCAATACACGACGAGCCGCCTACTCTGCCAGAGGCGTGTTCTTTGAAACCTTAGAAGGCTGGCAGAAATACCTAAGACTTAAATATATTGAAAAACTCAAACAATGAAAACTTTAGCAATCTCTACGTTCGGCTGGCCCGAGTGGGAATGCGACGCGTTTGAGCAGTACGTTACTGACGTAGCTGCTGACTTCTACGCCAACGTAACTATCACCCACACCACCGATTCCTATTTCGAGGTAGACCTCCACGACGGAGACGACGCTGGACTCGAATACATTATACTCAACGCAGTTCCAGATATGGACGCGTAACCCCATAGAGGTAACATGAAACATTCACCGCTATGGTACGTGGACGGGAAAGTCCCGACACGTAAGAACGGTTCCCCTGAGCACGACATCCAAGTCGCACTCGTGGGACTGCTCGAATCAATTGAACCCACTCCTCTATACTCTGCTACAGTAGGAGGTGTACGTCTTGCCATACATACGGCCAAGAAGATGAAAGAGGCTGGCTACTCTAAAGGAGTGCCTGACATGCTCGTCTACGAACCCCGTGGTATGTACGCTGGATTAGCCATCGAGGTTAAGACAGAGAAAGGACGTGCCTCTGATGAACAGAAGGAGTGGATACGGAACCTCAACAACCGAGGTTGGCGTGCTGAAATCTGCAAGGGTTTCGACGAGTGCGCTGACGTCATCTGTGAGTATTTCGACTTATACGAAGAATAATGGCAAATGTACCAATTACAGGTAAGCTGAAGGAGACTATGCAGAAAGCTTTCACAATCGTGAACGCAGCAGCATCTACGCACTCCTCCACACCTCAAGTGTCAATCGGAGCCCGACTACAGGGATACCAGAGCACTGAGGTCATCATAACACAGTCAGCCCACTCCATGAGCACCATGCGAGGGTTGCAGGCGCGGCACGACTTCACAATCGATGTCATCGCTTTTGACAAATCATACACAACAGCGGCAGGACTATCTGACACGCTGATACAATACATCTCTGTATGGAAGGACACGGGAGAATCTAACTCTGAGTTCAGCTTCTTTCCCAAGTCACAGATTATGTACTACACGGACGAAGATGACTTCGCGGTAGCACTAACCATAGAGGTTGTAGTAATAGACAAATTATAATGGCAAACAAATCCACACTCTTACAGCAGATGCGAGCTGCGACATCAGAAGCTAAGACAGAGGTTGAGAAAGTCGTCACTAAAGACCTTTCCAAAAACTCCTCGTTAGCTCCCATAGTATCCCTTGACCCTGAGGGAGAAAAGATGTTCACTATGGTTCTAGACTACCTAGACGCCACAGGCCTGTTAGAGTCTGTGGATGTAGTGACTATCACTATGCTCGCCAAGAACCTATCTATGTTCGTAATGCTCTCACGTGAGATACAAACCATCGACGACATCGTTCAAGTATTCGAGAACGGGTCATCAAACGTGACTGGCAAGATGACAGCCCTATCTAAGGTACAGGGTGAGGTAGGTAAGCTCAGCGCTAAGCTGGGTCTATCCCCAATGGACAGAGCTCGTATGCTCGGTGCTGCAGTCAACGCTGCTAACGCCAATACGAAGCAGGCTGATGGGGACGCAATCGACGGCCTTGTCGGTTGACCAGTCTAGACTGAACCGTATGTGGGACTACGTTGATGGAGTCCTAAACGGTGATATTGTCGCAGGAAAATACATTATTAAAGCATATGAGCGGTTCGTTCATGATTTAGAGAGACAAGAGAGTGACGATAGCTTCGATTGGGTATTCAACCCAGTCGAGGCTGCTCGTTATGTCCAATTTATCGAGGACGTATGCGTTCACACCCGTGGTGAGTGGGCTGGCAAGCCTTTTATCCTATCTGACTGGCAAGTGGCCTTTATGGGGCAACTTTTCGGCTGGGTACACAAGGATGACGTCAAAAAGCGTCGTTTTACCACGGCACACTTCTTTGTAGCGCGTAAATCGGGGAAATCGCAGTTGGCTGCTGCGATAATCCTTGCTATGAGCGTTTTGGACGGCGATGGAGCCGCACAATTCGTCACGGCAGCTACTAAACGAGACCAAGCCAAGGAGGTGTTTGATGAGATACGCAGGTGCGTAATGAAGTCAAAACCCTTGCAAAAGCGGTTTCATGCCAACCGACAGGAGATTCATGGCCCAAAAGACAGCGTAATTCGCCCAATTAGCTCCGATGCTAACACTTTGGACGGACTTTCGCTCAATATTGGGTGTGTGGACGAGATGCACGCCATGAAAGACGGTGAATTGTACCGAGTATTGGCTTCTTCTATGGGTTCGCGCAAATCTCCGCTGATGTTGGCCATTTCTACGGCTGGATTCGTCATGGATGGCGTTGCTACCGAGTTTGTTCGTGGTGGCAAGGCAGTTTTGGACGGAACGGCTGAAAATGACAACCTTTTGTTCCTAATCTACGAAATTGACGAAGGAGACGACTGGGAAGACCCTAATAACTGGAAAAAGGCCAATGCGGGCCTCGGAGAGTCCATTTCTATGGAATATCTGACCAAACAGTTCAATAATGCTAAACTTTACGGTGGTAGAAACATCACAGAGTTCCAAGTCAAGCACTGCAACGTTTTTGTTGGTGCACAGGATATTTGGGTAGAGGACGACATTTGGATGGACGAATCTAACCTACAGTTACCCTCCACAGGTAACGAGATAGACCCTAAGACTGAGAAGCCGATAGCCTATCTGGGCCTCGACTTGGCAGCTACGGACGATATTACGGCACTTACCATCGCAACGGGCAACCCGCACGAAGGTATAGGAGTGGAGACACACTACTTCCTACCAGAACGCGCTGTGAAGCGACGTCAGGAGAAGGACGCCAATCATATCTACGCTAAGATACACGAATTCCCTAATGTACACGTAACCGAGGGCAATGTGACGGACTACAACGTAATCCGACGCCTTATCTCTGGTAGCTACGTTATGGATGGCCGTGTACGCTATGATGAGGACAATCTCATGGAGAAGTACCACATTAAGGGTATTGCTTACGATAGATGGAACAGTCTGAACCTCATCCGCGACCTAGAAGGTGATGGCGTACTCTGCGACCCATTCGGTCAAGGATATGCCTCTATGTCCTTCCCGTCAAAAGCGTGGGAGAAGCTCGCTCTAGAAGGCAAGCTCTGGCACGGTGGTGATGAGGTACTCAGGTGGATGATGTCTAACGTGGTCATCAAGCCAGACCCCTCTGGTAACATCAAGGTTGACAAAGCCAAGTCAGGGGACAAAATCGACGGAGTTGTAAGCGGTATAATGGCCGTTGGAGAAATGTTGACCTTCGAGGAAGACGACACTCCAGACTTCGAATTTTTCATGCAGGTTCTGGGAGGTTAAAACTTGCCAGTGTCCTATCTTTTTACTAAGTTATATACATGTCACAGGAAAAGCAAAACATATTTCAACGGCTCTTTAGTCGTGGCGAAAAACGCTCAGTCAACCCAGTCCCTACGTTCAGTACGGCTGCTAACGGTTGGCTCGGTGCAATCCGCTCACAGACTAACGTGACCGTTGGTTCGGATAGCCTCCAACTCGCTGCCGTCTACGCATGCGTCAGCAAAATTGCCGACACAATCGCGTCGATGGACATCGTCGTTGAGAGCAAAGAAAAAGATGGTTCTCGCGAACCACTTTTTCAGCACCCCGCTTCGCGCCTCTTATCTGTAGAACCTAACCCCCACATGGGCGCGTATGAGTTCTGGCAAATGATTGTAAGCGATGCGCTGTTGTACGGTGTTGGCCACGCATTGGTCATGCCTAACAGCAAGGAGATGTACTGGATTCCCGCAACGGAAGTCGAGCATCACATTGATAAGAAGACAGGTCATAAGTTCTTCAAGTACAGCGGTTCACCAACCCCAGTACCTGCTGAGCGAATGATTGAGATTAAGGCGTTTCGCGGTGAGAACCCAACGAAAATCCAGCTCCAGAATCTGAAGACTGCAAAGTCTGTGCAGAACTTCGGGGCGACGTTCTTTGAGAACGGAGGGATGCTCGGAGGAATACTCACTACCAAAGAACCCTTGACACTCGAACAGATGCAGCAAGCGTCCGAGCGATGGTCACAGGAGTACATGGGAAGCGGCAACGCACACAAGGTAGCGATTCTAGGAGGCGGCTTTAACTACCAAGCCTTATCTGTCCCTCTAGACCAACTTCAGTTCCTCGAGAGCAAGCACTACTCCACACAGGAGATTGCACGCTTCTACCAAGTGCCACCAGCAATGATTGGCATGGACGGGAACACAGCTTATTCAAACTATGAACAACAAGTGTTGCAGTTCTTCCAAGGAACTATCTTGCCGTGGGTTAAGCGCATCGAGCTCGAAGTCGAGCGGAAGCTCTTACGAAACGATGAGTACCTTTGCGCAAGGTTCGATGTCGACTCCCTGCTGCGTGCAGACTCGGCCAGCCGTGCACAATACTATCACCAAGCCCTGTCTGACGGGGTGTTGTCAATCAATGAAGTGCGAGCCAAAGAAGGACTCGGTCCTGTTGATGGCGGTGAAGAGCATCACGTTCAGCTCAATCAAATCCCGCTTTCGAAGATGGGGGCGTATGCTGAGAACGTTGTATCTCCTCCTCCAGCTCCAAAGGGCGACGGGGGTGCCGATAATGAAGAAACTGATGGAGTTGATAACCAAACAAAAGTAAACAATGAGGAATCTAAAGCTGAAGAAAGCTAAGGACATTCAGGAGTTTGCATCTAACTTTAACCAAGCAACAGCAGGTGCTCAGCGGATTCCCGCAGGGCGCTTTGCTGACGTTTGGGAGAAGGGCGGTGTAGTTCGTGTCGGTAAGTTCACTTACGACATCGAGATTGACGCTCCTAAGCCTAAAGCTAAGAAGAAAACAAAATCATAAACCCAAACATATGAATAACCAAGAGAAAAGGTTCTTGAATTCAGACTTTGAGGTGCGCAACGAAAATGACAACACTGTCATCGAGGGGTACGCTGCAAGGTTTGATGACGAGACGGTGATTGGCGGCCAGTTCGCTGAGCGCGTAGCTCGTGGTGCATTCGAAGGTGCTGATATGAGCAACACTGTTGCTTTGTTTAACCATGACTGGAACATGCCTCTTGCCCGTGTGGGTAAGGGACTTGAGCTCTCAGTCGATGAGGTTGGACTTCGGTACCGTTTTGAGCTCGGTGAGCAGTCCTACGCCAAGGACCTCGCAGAGAACATTCGAATGGGCAACGTGTCTACCAGTTCCTTCGGGTTCACAGTATCTGATGACGAATGGGAACGTCGTGACGGTATGAACTTGAGAACTATTAATTCTGTTGGCACGTTATTCGACGTTTCTCCAACTACACAAGGAGCGTATCCAACCACAGAGGTTGCTATCCGTTCTATGGAAGCTGCCCTCACTGAGGAGCCAGTTGTAGCTGAGGAAGTTGTTGAAGAGCCTGTTGCAGAGGTCGTTGAGGAGGTCGTTGCTGAAGAGGTTGCCGAAGAGGTAGTCGAAGAGGAACGAGCTTACGAAGAGTCTCCTAAGGAGGACGAAGAGGACGAAAAGTCTGAAGAGTCTGACGAAGAGGACGAAGAAAAGGCTGAAGAGCGCACCGAAGAGGTTGTCGCTGAAGAGGTCACAGAAGACGCTCCCGCTGTTGAAGAGGAGGAAGTAACTGAAACTATTTTAAACTCTGAGCCCGAGGCTCGAAATAACAATCCAATTATGGAAAACACAACTAACACACCTGCTGTAGTGCAGGGATTGGGCGATTCTGAAGCCCGCGCTGCTAAGGACTTCTCTTTCGGGAAGTTCGTAAAGGAAGCTGCAAACGGAAAATTGACTGGCCTTGAGGCTGAGATGACACAAGAGGGAAACAATGAGATGCGCAACAGCGGTGTAAACGTTGCTGGCGGATTCAACATCCCATCTATGGTATTGCGTTCTATGGGTACTGCAACTGTATCTACTGGTTCTACTGACTTCGGTGGTGGCATCGGCAAGTTGGACAACGGAATCGTTGAGAACTACGCTCCTGCTGACATCGCTGCTAAGCTTGGCGTTCGCAACTTGAGCGGATTGTCTGGAGACGTTGCTATGCAAATCCAAGGCACTTTGACTGGCGCTGACGGTGCTAAGGGCGAGGGTGTATTGATGGCTGAAGAGCTGCCAACTTTCGCAGAGCGCGTGTTGCAGCCTACTCGTAACGCTGCTCACGTAGGTGTTACTCAGCAGATGTTGGCTCAGTCTGGAGACGACATGGCTTCTTTCATCCAGATGGACATCCGTCGCGCTTTGGACAAAGTATTCAACGCACAGATTCTCGCTGAGATTGCTGCTTCTGACGGTACTTTGGCTTACTCTGGAAACAACCCACTCGACGTTGAGGCTGCTTTGTTGACTGCTGACGTTGACTTGGCTAACGTTGTTGCAGTTGCTGCTCCTAACGCTTACCGCGAAATGCGTTCTTTGAGCTTCGATAGCGGTTCTGGTGACTTGTTCGCTGGAAGCCCATTGGCTCGAACGTCTATCGCTGGATACGACACTGTTGTTGCTTCTCAAGCTGCTAGCCAGACTATCTCTTTCTTTGACAAGACTCAGTTGGTTACAGGACAGTGGGGCGGACTAAACATCATTGTAGACCCTTACACTGATGCTGCTCGCGGTGTTGTTCGAATCATTGCTAACGAGTACCGAGACGTACAGGCGTTGCAGCATGGTTCATTCAAGACTTTGACTGGTGTTGGCGCGTAATAGCGACCATCACGTTATATGATACACAGGGAAGGGGGGACGCTACAGTCCCCCTATTTCTCTCTTGGTGGCACCTTCGGGGCGGGGCTTGCCCGAGGTTCGAGACCTCAGTCACCACTACTTAAAATGACTAACTATGAGAATAAAAACAAACAGTAACTACTATCCAGAGGACATGGTTCCTTACTCGATAGTACGTGACCACCTACGTTATGATTACGGAGATGCTGAAGAGCTAGTTAAGTCGTATGTTGCTTCTGCATGTGATTACATGGAGGCGCTCACGAACCGAGTATTCAGTTCGACAAACCCAGAACAGCACGAGACTGGAGAAGGCACCTTTGATGTCTCACCTACGGCTAAGAAGGGCAATATCAATATATGGCTTGATAAGGACGAGATTGACCACATCCAGACGCTACGTAACCTCACTGGGGATTACTTGGTATCTTCTGGGTTGTACTACAATGACCAAGGCGTATGGGCTGAACTCCCTACTACTGGCACTCAGTTCGACGACATCGAATTTCGATTAGACAGCTACCCGCCTCAAATCGACATGACTAACTTCACTCCACCTGCAGACCTATACACGAAGCGTGACTACGACTTGTACAAGTTCGTGTTCACAGGAGGGGATAACGTACGCGACCTACCGCGTCAATACCGACAAGCTATGTTACTCTTAGTGGGTCACTACGACTCGCAGCGTGAAGCAGAATACGTCGGAGGACTTACAACAGAAATTAAAGAAGGTGTGCAGCGATTGCTAGCCACCGTAAAAGTATATTAAGATGGGCAAACTCCAATTAGGTAAATTACAGCACAAAGTCAGCTTCTACCGTGATGCAGTCGTTATCGACAACACGAACGGTGAGCAGGTTGAGGAGGTGCAGACTATTAAGGAAAACCGTTGGGGGAGTGTCAAGTACATTGGTTCGCCATCTGCTGGTTCCTCTGAGGAAGAGATTAACGAGCAGCGTACAGGTAAGATTAAGATTGAGGTGGTATGCCGCTTCTTCTCTGGACTGAAGTTCGAAGACTGGATTCAGTTCGAGGGCGG